GTGTACACCACGCACACCCCCGCCTATGACGCGAAAAATCGGCACGATTTACCGCCGTCATTCCCGCTTTCATATGAACCGCTGGAAAACGTTATTCCGAGCCGATTTAAGCGGGAAATCGACCCGCGGCTGGTAAAGCTGATGATCGACGCCGATGTAACCGATGAGCAGGTGCGCGCGGCCGTTGAAAAGGCAGGATATTATCCGGCATCAAAACGGCTGGAAATGTACCCGACCGAATTTGTAGAAAAGAACTTAATCAAAAATTGGGACGGCGTTGTGTCCGTCATTAAAGAAGCTAAAGGAGAATAACAAATGGAACAAACAGCTAACTGGAAAAAATTCGCCAACACTCCGAACGGAGAACCACAAGTGCGTGAGTTAGGTTGGGGAGATGAAATCACCCAAGACAGCAATAATTTTGATCCGTTTGAAAATGGCATTTACATGTTCACCGTCAAAGAATACGAAAAGACGCGGACGCGCGGCAATGAGAAATTTCCGCCGTGTAACATGGCAAAATTAACGCTTGAATTATCCGACGGGCAACGCAACGTGCGCGCCTTCGATAATCTCGTATTACGTAACGATTTAGAGTGGAAAATCGGGCAATTCTTTCTGTCTATCGGCATGAAGAAAGAAAACGAACGGGCGCGCATTGACTTTGACGGCGCGATTGGTAAAAGCGGCTATGTGAAGGTAGAGAAAAAAGCATACACAAACCGCGACGGACAAACACGGTGGCGCAATGAGATTGCCCGCTATCTCGCGCCGAATGACAAGGAATTATTGGCGTTCGTCAAGGCGGCCGCCGATAACACGAACCCGCCGTTCTGATTATGCGACTACGCGACTACCAAGAACAAGCGGTGGAAGCAGTGTTCGCGGAGTGGGCGAACGGGCGACCGAAAACGTTGCTCGTTTGCCCGACCGGAACGGGCAAAACCGTAATCTTTTCCGAAATTGTACGGCGCATTGTAGCAGCCGGCAAGCGGGTGCTGGTACTTGCGCATCGTGAAGAATTATTGAACCAAGCGGCGGAAAAGATTGAAACGCTGACCGGATGCATGACGGCGCTTGAAAAAGGCACGCAAACGAGCCTTCACAGTATGGCGCCGATCACCATTGCAAGCGTGCAGACGCTATCAAGAGAAAGCCGTTTACAAGCCTTTGATCATGACCATTTCGACACGGTCATTATTGATGAAGCGCATCATGCGCTAAGTCCCACATATCGACGTATTATTGACCATTTCCAAGCGAAATATTTAGGCGTAACGGCGACACCGGATCGCGGCGACAAAAAGAAACTGGGTGAAATATTTGATTCGTTAGCCTTTGAATATTCGACCATTACGGCGATTAATCAAGGTTATCTCGTGCCGATTATCGCAAAACAAATACCGCTAAAAATTGACATCAGTCAAGTTGGCAGATCCGGCGGCGATTATGCGGCCGGCGATAGCGGACATGCAATTGAACCGTATTTATCGGAGATTGCGCGGGAAGTTAAACCGCTTTCTTCTGACCGCAAAATAGTCATGTTTTTACCCCTCATTGATACAAGCCGGAAGATGGTAAAAGCGTTACAGGATATCGGCATATCCGCGGCGGAAGTGAACGGCGAATCGGCTGATCGTGCGGACATTATCCGCGATTTTGAACGCGGTAAATATTCCGTACTATGTAACGCTATGTTATTGACGGAAGGCTGGGATTGTCCGGAAGTAGATTGCATCGTCATTTTGCGGCCGACTAAAATCCGAAGCCTTTACGTTCAAATGGTGGGCAGGGGAACACGTCCGGCGCCGAACAAAAAAGATTTATTATTGCTGGACTTTTTGTGGCAGTCGGGGCGAATGGAACTGTGCCGGCCGGCTGACATTGTCGCCGATAAAGAAGAAAAACTGGCGCGGATCACACAAAAACTTACCGATGCGGACGGGGAACAGCTGGACCTGTTGGAACTTGCCGACGAAGTCGATCGCGATATTGTCAAAGAGCGCGAACAGGCAATGAAAGACCTGCTGGAAAAAAACAGCACGAAAAAGAGTAAGACCGTCAACGTTATGCAATTTGAATTTTCTATCGGCGGCGGCATGCTGCTTGATTATGAACCCGACTTTGCGTGGGAACGCGAACCGGTTACGGAAAAACAAGCGCAGACATTGCGAAAGTTGGGCGTTGATCCGGAGGGCATTTCATGTAAAGGCGCGGCCTCCGTTGTCCTTAATCGCTTATTTAAGCGTATAGACGCAGGATTGGCGACGCCGTTACAGATGCGGACGCTGGAACGATACGGCATGAAAGACGTCGGCAATTGGACAAAAGACCAAGCGACACGGGCGATCGGTTTCATTGCCCAAAACAAATGGAAGATGAACGCCATCGTAAAAGAGCAGATTAGGGGGATTCGAGCATGAACCGTGACATATTAAAGGCGCTCGACTGCATCGACCCCGCCGCGCTTGATTATCAGGACTGGCTAAATGTCGGCATGGCGTTAAAGTTGGAAGGATACCCCGTGCATATTTGGGAAGACTGGAGCCGGAACGACACGGCGCGTTTCCATGAAGGAGAATGCGCGCGCAAGTGGGCAGGATTTAACGGTAACGCGACACCCGTCACGGCGGGGACTGTGTTCATGCTTGCCAAACAGCACGGCTGGAAGCCGGCGGCGAAAGATGTACACGAGTTAGCATGGGACGCCGAAATAACGCAAGATTACAAGATCATTCAAACAGAATGGCTGGAAGGACGGGAACTGGTTGAGCCTTCCACATGGGATCCGGCGCAACAATTAATCACCTATCTTGAAACGCTATTTGAGGCGGACGAACATGTCGGCTATGTGTCGGAAAGCTACCATGCGAAAAACGGCCGATATTTGCCGAGTATGGGGTTTTGGGACAGAACGGCGGGACAACTGATTGAATCGCTACGCCGAAGTCCGGACGACATTACCGATACCATTGGCACATACAACACGGAGGCTGGCGCGTGGATTCGATTTAACCCGCTGGACGGGCAAGGTTGCAAGAACGCCAATGTGACCGATTATCGCTATACGCTGGTTGAATCGGACAGCACCGACATTGAAAAGCAAAATGAAATCTTGCGGCAGCTGGAAATTCCGGTGGCGTGTCTGGTATATAGCGGCAAAAAGTCATTGCACGCGATTGTCCGCATTGACGCCATCAATTATGACGAGTACCGAAAACGCGTTGATTTTCTGTATAGTGTCTGCGAGAAAAATGGTTTAAGCGTTGACCGGCAAAACAAAAATCCGTCCCGCTTATCTCGATTGCCGGGCGCTATTCGTGACGGTCACAAACAATATTTGGTGGATACTAACATCGGCAAACGCAGCTGGGCGGAGTGGCGAGAATGGATTGAAGCGGTAAATGATGATTTACCCGATCCGGAAAGCCTTGCCGATACATGGGACGATATGCCGCCATTATCGGCGCCATTGATTGACGGCATTTTACGCCAAGGCCACAAAATGCTATTAGCGGGCGCGTCAAAGGCGGGCAAGTCGTTCGCGCTAATTCAATTATGCATCGCCATTGCCGAGGGCAAACAGTGGCTAGGTTTCGATTGCGCGCAGGGACGCGTGTTATACGTCAATTTGGAACTGGACAGGGCGAGTTGCCTACATCGTTTCAAAGAAGTATACGCGGCCACAAAGACTGCGCCAAAATCAATAAAATCTATTGATATTTGGAATTTAAGGGGTAAATCGGTGCCGATGGATAAGCTTGCGCCTAAACTCATCAGAAGGGCGCAAAAAAAGAATTATATCGCGGTTGTTATTGACCCGATATATAAAGTTATCACCGGCGATGAAAACTCCGCTGACCAAATGGCGCATTTTTGTAATCAATTCGATAAGGTATGCACGGAGCTTGATTGCGCCGTCATTTACTGTCACCACCATTCAAAAGGTACGCAAGCCGGCAAACGGTCAATGGACAGAGCGAGCGGCAGCGGCGTATTCGCCCGCGATCCTGATGCGCTGATTGACATGACGGAACTGGACACGGAAAACATCGACACCGGAGGACGAACGGCGTGGCGGATTGAGGGAACGTTGCGTGAGTTTGCCCCCTTTGAACCGATTAACATCTGGTTTGATTATCCGCGACACTATCCAGACACGGAAAATGTTTTGTCTGACAGTCGAGTGTTAGGCGCATTCCTTAACGCTGAACAGTTGAGCAAAAAAGGCAACGCGGCAAAACAAGAGAAGAAACAACGGCGCATGGACAGTTTGCAGACGGCCTTTGAAATATTTTCACAAGTGGGCAAGAACGGAAGTGCGGCAACAGTAGACGGCCGGGCAAAAGTTTCTGACGTTGCCGAATATTTGCAGGTATCGGAACGAACCGTCCGAAACTATCTTAAAGAATATTCCGAAACCGGAGGAACATTACAGATAGAAAACGGAGAGGTTTATGACGCCGGGGAATGTAAATAAAAGGAGTGAAAAACGCGTTAACAATATTGAGGAAAAACCCGCATATATATAGGGAGTTACTTTCCGTAACTGACAGGGGAAAGAGGTGGGCGGGAAAACACTCCGGGGGTCGCAAGGCTCCCCCGGAAGTGTCGTTCCCTTGCTCCCTCCCCTTTCCCGTCTGATTTTTTCCGAAAATCAAAAATAAAATCAAAGTGTTTAGATGGATAAAGAGGGTAAAAATGAAGCGTGGCGGAGGTGTTGAAGATGGCAAAAAGGGCAGAAAGGGCATTGAGCGAAGAACAACTAGAGCAAGTGGAAGAATTATTGAAAGGCTTTAACGAATATCAAGTTTTTGAAATCGTTTCAGGCTTGAGAACATGCAACGCTAATGTGGCAATATACGCCAATACAAAATATAGAGATAATCAAATGCAACAAATTCGCTTTGGTCTTGAAAAGGGGCTTGATGTGTCTTGCTATGCTGACCCCAAGTTCAAATGGAAGCAAATGTGGCAGATCCGCGAGGGACTTGAAAGCGGCGTTGACGTGGGTATTTACGCCGATCCTAAATTCAGTGACCTACAAATGAACGCAATTCGTATCGGACTTGTAAAAGGCCTTGACGCAGCGTCTTATGCTGATCCGGAAATCGGATCATTTGAGATGAAACAAATACGAGAATCCATGGAAGAAGCGGCGTCTAAATGACAAACGGCAAGCAAAAAGGAAAGCGCGGCGAACTTGAGTTTGCCCGATTATGCCGCGCCAACGGTTGGGAAGCGCGGCGGACTGCTCAATATTGCGGAAATACGGGAGAGGCCGCCGACGTGGTCGGCCTTCCGGGCGTGCATGTGGAAGTAAAGCGAGTGGAACGGTTGAACATTGAGGACGCAATGGCGCAAGCTCGACGAGATTCTCAAAAGAGCGGTCGGGTGCCGATTGTGGCGCATCGCAAAAATCACTGTGAGTGGCTAATCACGATGGCGGCGGCTGATTGGTTTGAAATGTTTAGAGAATGGAGAGGCGATCAAGATGATTGAGAAGGTAAATAAAAGCGGCGTATTAATGGAAGAGGTGCAGAACATTACTAGCTATTGGTTCGGTATGAAAGCAAAAGGCTTATTTTATGACGAAGAGGATGCGTTTTTTCAGGAAGAGGACTACGCAAGGGAAATCGTTTATGCGGTTCGGTGCTGGCTGCTAAAAAGACGCGGCGGCGAGATTGACGATGAAACGATGAAAGAGTTCGTCGGCATTCTGGTCGGCAAAAGACTTTAATAGAGCAAGGAGAAAAGCAAACATGAATAACGACATCATTAATCATCCGGCGCACTACACGGACGGAAAGTTTGAAACGATTGAGGCGATCGAATCTTGGCGGCTTGGGTATCATCTGGGGAACGCGGTCAAGTACATTTCTCGCGCCGGTAAAAAATCTAAAGATACCGAATTAGAGGACTTACGAAAGGCTCGCTGGTATATTAAACGCTATCTTGACCATCACCAAGAGAAAGTGGAAAGCATCGGCGCGATGGAGTACGCCACGGATAAGGGGCTTGATCAGGATCTTTCCGGAGCGGTGCTGTGCTTGTCCGTGGCTACCTTGTTGTCGGAAGAGCCGCAAGACTTATCCGTGCGTCAGGCATTGGCTGCGCTGGAACGGGCGATCGGTGTCAGAGAGGCCCGGGCGAATGATTAACCATTAAGCGCGGTCAGAGGAGGAAGAAACATGACAACTTTCTATAATATCAGGATCGATGGTACGCTGAAATGGATATATGGAGAAGATGAAGAAAGAAAGGCGCTAAAGACGTATTACAGACTGCAAAAAGAAAAGCCGGATGAACAGGTTACCATTGACCGGAAAGATACGGACGAAATGGGAATCATTAAGCGGACATACAGCTACATCGAAGAATATGACGTGTGGGCAGAAGACCGGAAAGGCAGGAAGCGCAATGGCAGTATTCTACACAATAAGAAAAAACGCACAACACGTGGCAATGTTCGGCGAAAAGGATGAATCACTAGCGCTGGCAACGCTGAATAAGTTTAAGAAGCACGAATCGGATAAATACAAAAAAGAGGGGTGGAGCGAGAAATACGCTTGTTGCCGCCACATTACGAACGATGAAGGCCGGGTTATTCTGTTTTCTACGTATAACGGTTGGATAAAAGACTGGAACATGGACACCGACATAGATTTGGTATTCGGCGAATAGGGGGACGCTAATGGTGAACGATCAGGCGCGAGAAGAACTTGAGAAGCTGCGAGAACTTAATATGCGGATTGATGCACTGATTGAGGAGAAGAGAAAGCTGGCGGCTCGTGTGACCAGCCTTGCCCGTCCACTTTCTGAGCCGGTATCGGGAACGCGCCATTCAGACATAGCCAACGCGGCGGTAAAATTGGCCGACATGGACAAAGAAATAGACAAGGCTATAGATGAATATAGCGAACGCAAAAAGCGCATTTTGATACGTATCAACGCAATTACAGATATACGATATAGAACGGTGCTATTTTTGTACTATGCTAATACCGTTCCGCTGCGTTTGCATGAGGTGGCAAGGATAATGCATTACCAGTATTCGACGATAAAAGACATGCACGTGTGCGCGCTTGATGCGTATCAGAAAAAGTATTTCCGATAAGTAACTACCAAAAACTACCTTACAATGGGGTATAATGATAGTGTGAAATTATAGGCACTCTTCCGGGAGTGCTTTTTTATTGCCCTAAGGTGGTGAAACCAATGGCGGAGGCAAGAAAAAAACAGAAAGACAAGGGCGGTCGGCCGCTTGCGGTTACGCCAGACGTTGTCAGAAAACTAGAGAAGGCTTTTACCGTGGGCGCAAACGTCACTCAAGCCTGTGATTTCGCGGGAATTTCCCGTGATACGTACTACAGGTATTGCGAACAAAACGCGGGGTTTACTGACAAAGTAGCAGAATGGAGCGCGCGGACAGGACTGCGGGCAAAATACAACATTCACAAAGCGATTGAAGCGGAAGATGTTGATGTATCTAAATGGTATCTTGAACGGACAGATGACGCGTTTAATCCTAAAAAGCGGGCGGAAATAACCGGAACAGACGGCGGCGCGGTACAAATAGAGTTTGGCTGGGCAAGCGATGAGTAAAGTCGTTATACCGTATACGCCGCGCGCATTGTGGAAAACAGAAATACACCCGGGACTGGAAAAAGCGCGTTTTTCTGTTGTGGTTGCGCATCGTCGTTTCGGCAAAACCGTCGGAATGATTAATCATATGCTAAAGCAGGCGATATTGTGTGATAATCCGTCGCCGCAATATGCGTACATTGCGCCGTTTCGAGTACAGGCGAAACAAATAGCGTGGGCGTACTTAAAATATTACACGTCGCCGATACCGGGGCGGCTGGTGAATGAATCGGAGTTGTTTGTTGAATTGCCGTCACGGCACGATAACAGACAAGGGGCGCGCATATATATCAAAGGCGCGGACAATCCTGATTCATTGCGCGGCAGCTATTGGGACGGCGTTGTACTGGACGAATACGCGCAAATAAAGCCGGAGGTCTGGAACGAGATTATTCGTCCGGCGTTGGCTGATCGTTCCGGTTGGGCGACGTTTATCGGCACGCCAAAAGGGCAAAATGCTTTTTATGAGATGTACCAGCGTGGCTTGCAAGATCCGGCGTGGTACACGTGCCGTTTTACGGTAGCCGATAGCGGTATTTTACCGGAAGAAGAAATTGAAGAAATGAAGCGGGATATGTCCGACGATGCAATCCGGCAAGAATTGTATTGCGATTTCACGGCGTCGGCGTTTAATGTCCTTATTTCGATTGATTTGGTAGCGCAAGCAAGGGCGCGGCGGGTCGTTGAGGAGGATATAACGGGCGCGCCGGTTGTCTTGGGCGTTGACGTCGCGCGGTACGGTGCGGACAGTTCTTGCATCGTGCGGCGTCGCGGTTTATGCATGTATGAGCCGGTCCTGTTTTCCGGCGTGGATAATATGAAACTTGCGGAAATTGTCGCGCGGGAAATTGAAACGCATAAGCCGGACGCAGTATTCATTGATGCCGGACGCGGTGAGGGTGTGATTGACCGTTTGCGGCAATTAGGCTACACGGTGATAGAAGTGCCGTTCGGTGGGAAAGCGGTTAGAGATGACAAGTACGTCAACCGTCGGGCGGAGATGTGGGACGAAATGCGCGCATGGCTACAACGTGGCGGAAGTTTGCCGGAACATGAACGACTGCAAGCGGAGTTGTCCATACCGGAATACGGTTACGATGCGAAAGGGCGCATATTACTGGAAAAGAAAGACAGAATCAAGGAACGTAGCGGCCGATCTCCTGACGTGGCAGACGCGGCCGCTTTAACGTTTGCGGCGCCGGTGGCGAGTCGGTTAGCCGCGGTGCGGAAAACACGCGCCAACACGCAATATTCATTTTTTTAAGGAGGAGAAAACATGTGTAAATTTATTGCTAACGCTTTGGGATTTCGTGCGCCTCGTATGCCGGAAATTAAACAGCCGGCGCCGACAGCGCAAGCCGTCAACGTGACGGACGACACGACGGGGGAAGAAATGGCAGTCGAAAACCGGCGCAAAAAACGCGGCTTCTTATCGACGCGTTCCATGGGGACGATTCTCGGAAGTTCTGACGTAGCCGGGAAAAAGACATTAGGGTAAATCATGGAAACGATACTGGCAAGAAGTCCGACTGCGAAATACAAGGGGCAAAAACGGCCGGCAAGAGAAAAAGCGCAAAAACGGTTTGACCGGTTATTCCGTAAACGTGAACCGTATGAGCGCTGGTGGAAAGAGATCCGCAAATATGAATTGCCGTTTCACGGTGATTTTGAAGAAAACAAGGCACGGGGCGAATCGGAAGAAATTTACAATTCAACAGCGCGTGACGCCGCCGCAATTTTCGCCGGCGGTGTGATGAGCGGACTAACGCCGCCTTCGCGTCAATGGTTTAAGTTGGCACTTGCGGGCAAAGACACGCCGAAAGAAGCGGGGATAATCCTTGACGAGCGACAGGCGATTATGCAAAACGTCTTGGCGCGCAGTAATTTCTATCACGCCGTTTATAGTTGCTATCACGATTTACCGTTTGGGCAAGCGCCGCTGGGTATCTTTAGCGCCGCCGACGGTGTTCATTTCATGCATTATCCGATAGGAAGCTATGCGCTTGATACGGACGCGACGGGACGCGTCAATACGTTCGCGCGTAAGGTGCGAATGACGGCGACGCAGATCATTGAACAGTTTGGCGAAGATAACGCGCCGCAGTCGGTGCGTGATGCCGCAAAGAATAAAAGCGATAACATGTTTGTCGTTTGTTGGCTTGTCGAGCCTAACGCGGAACGGCGGGGTGGTCGTCTTGGGCCGCAGTCGATGCCCTATCGGTCTTTATATTGGGTTGAGGGGTCGCCGACTGATGAATATTTGGCGCTTGGCGGTATGGAAGAATGGCCCGTGCCGGTCGCGCGGTATCAGGTCATCGGGCTAGAACCGTACGCAAAGGGCGCCGGCTGGTACGCGTTGGCCGATAGCAAGATGTTGCAAGTCATGGAACGTGACATTTTGACGGCGATTGAAATGGGAATTAAGCCGCCGATGCAAACGAGCGGGGCGACGTCGCCGAGTGTGAACATGTTCCCGGGCGGGGTCACGGTGAACGCCGTGGCGGACGGTGTGCGGCCGTTGTTTGACGTGCAATTAAACGTGCAAGCGGTGCAAGCGAAAATTGAACAGACAGAGCAAAAGGTGCGGCGCGCGTATGCGGCGGATCTTTTTTTAATGCTGGATCAGATTGAACGCGGGCAAATGACGGCGCGAGAAATTATGGAGCGCACGCAAGAGAAGTTACAACAGTTGGGGCCGGTCGTTGAGCGGCTGCAATATGAATTTTTGAATCCGACGCTTGAACGCGTATACGGGATATTGGATCGGGGCGGAGTGTTCCCGCCGTTGCCGCCGGAGTTGGCGGAACAGTTGGGCGAAGAAGAAGTGCGCATCGAATATATTTCACCGTTAGCGCAAGCGCAAAAGATGTCCGGATTGATCAACATTGAACAGACATTGGCGTTTGCCGGACAGGTCGCGCAAATGTTCCCGGAAGTACTGACAAAGATTGACGCGATGGCGATGCTTGACGTCTACCATGACAATATCGGCGCGCCGGCGGCAATGCTCCGATCAACGGAAGAAGCGCAACAGATTATCGCGCAACAACAGGAGGCGCAACAACAGGAAGAAGCGCAAGCGGCGCAAATGGCAAGTATTCAACAGGCGGCGCCGTTGGCACAAGCGGCGAAGAACTTGACCGACGCAGCAAACGACGGTAATCCGGCAATTCGTGAATGGCTGGGAATGCCTAATGCCGGAGGTGGCGCTCCGTGATGACAAAAGAAGAACGACGCGCACGCCGTGAAACGGAAATGGTGAATCGGCTGGATCGTGACGCGTTGCAAGACGTATTACAAACGCGGTCCGGCCGCTGGTTTATTATGCGATTATTTGACAGTTGTCACGTATTCGAGCGGACAATGACGGGTAATTCGTGGACATACTTTAACGAGGGCGCGCGTGACATGGGGTTGCAATTGCGCGGGCGAATTATCCGTGACGGTCATGTTGACGCGTTGCAACTTGCAGAACGGGAATACGTGGAAAAAATTGCAGAATTGCAGAAATTGAGAAAGGAGGACTAACATGCCGGAAGAAATGGCGAACGATAACACGAACGCGCCAAACGCGGAAGATATTGAAAGCACGCAGGAAACGGAACAACAACCCGACGTGGCGGAATCGTCAGTTCCGGAAAGTTATGACTTTGCGGAGTTTTGTGTAGACGGGGTAGAGTTGGACGAAGAGCGCGCGCAACAATATTCTGACGTATTGAAAGAGGCGGGAATGTCGCAAGAACAAGCGAATGCCGTCACAAAATACGGTCTTGCTTATGCTCAGGAAGTGGCGCAAGAAGTCGCAACGCAATACGAGCAGACACAGGCGCAAGAAATTGAGGGCTGGGCAGACGAGGCGCGCACGGAGTTAGGCGGGCAATTCGATGCGACGGTGGCACAAGCCGCTATCGGTGTTACGTACATGGAAAAGAGCGTTCCGCAATTGCGGGAAATGCTTGACGCGACGGGCTTTGGTAACCGTGTAGAGGCGATCCGCTTATTTGCACAGATTGGGCAAATGGTGGCGGAGGACGACGGCCGCGCGAATCGTGGCGGCACGGCAAACACAAGCGACGTCGCAGGATTTTATAAGAACACTAATTTTGATATTTACTAATTGGGGGTTGAAAACATGGCAACAGTAGGAAATTTAGCGTTAACGCTTTCGGACTTGCGCAAACGCACGGGCCCGCAAGGGGAAATGGATTGGGTGCTGGAAGCGCTGAACGAATCGAATCCGATTCTTGACGATATTCCGTGGCTTGAGGGTAACTTGCCGACGGGTAACCAAACGACGGTGCGCACGTCGATCCCGATGCCGTCGCTGCGTCGCATCAATCGTGGCGTCGATCCGTCGAAGTCCACAACAAAACAGGTCGCCGATACATGCTCCATTTTTGAGGCGCGCTCGGAAGTGGACATTGAATTGTTGGCGCTTGCTCCGGACAAGGCGCAGTTCCGTCGTTCGGAAGATGTTGCGCATATTGAAGGCTTTGGGCAAGCGGTGGCGCGTAATATTCTTTACGGTGATTCAATGACTAACCCGGACGAGTTCAACGGCTTAGGCGTTCGTTATAACGTACTGAAAGGCGAAAAAGGCGATCCGGGCTATCAGGTTGTATCAGCCGGCGGCACGGGCAAAACAAATACGTCGATTTGGATTGTCGGCTGGGGCGAACGTACCGTGACGGGTATTTATCCGCGCAATACGTATGCCGGCTTAAAAGTCCGCGACTTGGGCGAAAATGATGCGGTAGATCCGGACGGCCGCAAGTTCCGCGCGGTGTCCACTCTCTTTACTTGGAAGCCGGGCCTTGCGGTACGCGATCAACGCGCCGTTGCGGCGGTTCGCAACATTAACACAAGCAATTTGTTAAGCCTTGACAGTGACGGCAAACGCTCCTTGATTGAAAAATTTATTCTTGCGAAAAATCGTTTGCGCAACTTGGACACGGTGAACGCGGTGGCCTATGTCAACGATGATGTATATTCGTTCTTAGAAATTTATTTGATTGATAAGAATAACGTACATGTAACGCGCCGCGATCTTGCCGACGGTCAGCAGGTCCTGTATTTAGCGGGTATTCCTGTTCGCAAGCTGGACGCGTTGCGTAGTGATGAAGCGGTCATTAAATAAGGAGGGGTCTTAATGATTTACGATGCAGAAAATACATTTCTTTGGCAAAAAGACGTTGCGTCAGTAGGAACGGGCGGCATTGATTCTGATGTTGTCTATTTGGGTAAAGGCGACGCCGTCCAGCCGTTGTGGTTGGCCGTGACGGTATCGGCGCCGCTTTCTGATGATGCTACCGTCACGGTGGAAACGTCGGAAAAAGAAACAATGGCGGGAAAAAAGACGCTTGGCACGTTTACGCTTGCAAAAGGTGAACGCAAGCTGGCGGCGAAATTGCCGGTCGGTGTACTTGGCTATGTTCGTGTTCATGTAGCGGCGGCGGCAAGCACTTTGGGCGCGGCGAAAATGAACGCCGTTTTGGTCTTGGACACTGACCTGTAAAATGGAAGCATTAATTTTTGGACGGTTGGGGCGGCGGAGTATTGACACGATGTCGGCTAATGAGTGCCGCGCGCGTTTAGACGCCGCGGGTATTCCGTATGCGGACGATGCGACATTGGCAGAACTCCGTCAAGCCGTCAAGGAACTTGAGGGGGCGTAAGCTCCCTCTTGTTTTTTTATATGTTTAGTCAAAAGGCCGCTTATTCTAGCGTCTTTTTTAGTAAGCATATAAGGAGGAAGAAGCAATGACGATAACCGATATTTGCAATTTAGCGCTATCTCATTTAGGCGTCGGGACAATTCGCGACGTACACGAAGAAACGGAAACGGCGCGGGCGTGTAAATTGTATTACGACGCGACGCGGCGCATGCTATTGCGCGAATATCCGTGGGGCTTTGCCCGCCGTGTGGAACGTTTGGCGAAGATGCCGGACAAACAATTTCCGGGACATAAAAACGTGTATATGTATCCGGAATTGTGTTTGTATATCTACCGACTGACAGACGGAACGCCGACGCCGGACGAGCGGCCGCAGTTTGAGGTGTTTAATTTGGACAATAGCACAAAGGTCATTGCGACGGATATAGACGACGCGTGGGCGGACTATGTTTATGACGTAACCGATCCGGACGTGTGGGACGCGGTATTTTTGGAGGCAATGACGCGTAAACTTGCGGCGGACTTATGCATGCGGCTTGTCGGCAATCAAGGCCTGTTCGAGCAGCAATTCAATTTATATCGGGCGGCGCTGGACATGGCAATGACGCAAGTGGCAAAGGAACGGCAAAACGATCCGCAGCCGCTCAATCGTTATATCAATGCGAGGTGGCGTTAATGGGACAAGGTGTCGGCCCGATGTACGCGATTCAGCCGGCGTTCACGACGGGCGAAATTTCGTATGATGTGGCGAACCGTGTAGACTTGGAAAAATACAAGTCGGCACTATTACGCGCCAAAAACGCGATTATTCGGCCCTATGGTGCGGTGTGTCGACGGGCCGGTAGTGAGTTTATGGGCGAGGCGTTGTATTCAGACAAAGACGCTATTTTGGTGCGTTTCGCGCGCGATGCCGACAATGGGGATCTGCTGGAGTTTGGCGATAAATATATTCGCGTTTGGCACAATGGGAAAGATAGCGGCAAAATCATTGATGCGCCGTTCACGCAAGCGATGCTTAAAAAATTGCGCTTTGCACAGTCGGCGGATACTTTGTTTATTTGTTCGGGTGATTTGCCCGTGTATGCGCTAATTAGGGACGGCGGCTATTCATGGACGGGCGGTTGGAAATTAATGCCGTATGAATTTACGCACATGTACTTTGAAAACGAAGATGACTACAGCTCGGCGACCGTGACGCCTAGTTCAACATTTGGCAGTAGTGTTGACGTAACTGCGTATTCCCGATTTGTTCATTCACAACTTAAAGGCGCGCACATACAGATCGCTCATCATATGCCGGCGGAATCGGTAAAGGTGCAGTTTGAAAAGAAAGATACACAGCAGGTTCTTACTTCCGTTCCGGTTTATGTGGGCAAACAATGGAAAGTTACGACGGCGGGGATTTGGACCGGCGATGTGATTTTGGAATACAGATATTCATCTAATAACGTGTGGCGGGAATTTCGCCGCTATTCTTCTGATAAAAACTTTAACGCGACGGAATCTGGAACGGTTGAGGAGGAAATGTATTTGCGCATATCCGTCCAGGCGAGTGGCGAAAGCTTGACGGTTACGCTTACGCGCCTTCCCTATGTGCATGATGGCGAAGCCGTTATTAATTCATGCTCCGCATCTACTTTGAACGTATCTGTCATCAAGCCCTTTGGCGCTACTACTACTACAAAATTATTCAGCATCAGTCCGTGGGACAAGGCGCGCGGTTATCCGCGCACTTGTTGTTTTTATCAGGACAGGCTGGTATTGGCGGGAACAAAGG